GGGAAGTTACACCTGCTGAATATGCAAACGACGAATGGTATGTTGAAGGAGTAGGCGACAAAATTCGTCTTGTTAATGAAAACGATTTAACAATTCCTGCCGCTTACAGCAGTGATGTACTAGTACCATTTGACAGTGCAGGATTTGACAGACTTCCGTTTGGTAATGCAAACTCATTTGCTACTGTAAAAGATTACATTGTAATTAATAGAGCAAGTGCTGATAGAAACGCTTGGTCACGTTACAACAAATGGTTCCACAAAAGTGTAGTTGAAGCAAGCGCATCATATAATAATCAACTTCCTCTTGTAGATCAAAGTGCAAGAGCAAGTCGTCCTATTATTGAATTTGAAGCTGGACTTAAACTACACAATTTTGGTACACAAGCGAAGAAAGACATTGAGCTAATTGACACAATTACAACAGACGCATTTAGTATTATTGAAGGCGCTGAAGGTTACAACGTTGACGGCATTGACCTTGCAGAAGGTATGCGTATTATTTTTGCTGCTGAAACTGACATTTTAGTACGTGCAAAAGTATATGAAGTTAAGTTTATTAATTTTAACAACAATAGACAAATTAGCTTAATCGAAGCAGAAGATACATTACCACAAGAAAACGAAACTGTTATTGTTCGTAACGGTAACGACAATAGAGGTAAACTATTTTGGTACAATGGAGACACTTGGGTAGAAGCACAAGCTAAAACAAAAGTTAACCAAACACCTCTTTTTGATATGTTCGACGAAGAAGGTAACAGTTTTGGTGACAAGTCTGTATATGGCGTATCTACATTTGCTGGAAATAAAGTATTTGCTTACATTGAAAGCAACGTAGAAGCAGAAGATTCGGAATTAGGTTTTGGTTTAACTTATCGTTCAATTGAAAACTTAGGTGATATTAGTTTTGAATTTCCTTTGATTAGCGACACTTTCGAGTATCAAGTTAATGACACAGTACTAACAGTTAAAACAGAAACAGGTTATCTAAGAAAGTACCAAGATTTAACAAACTATGTTTCTCAAAATGGTTGGTCTAGAGCAAAGAGCCCAAGTAGACAAGCAGTTATTCGTCAATATGTTGTTGATGCGCAATTTAACGACTTTGCAGTTGATGTATTTGATAACAGCGGAGATCTAAATGATCTTCGTGTTAAGGTTATTCTTAACAACAATGTGAAAGTAGAAAACACAGATTACGTTATCAACAGAATAAACGGTGTAGCGTACATTACTTTTACAACTGACCTAGTAGCAAACGACAACGTTGTATTAAAGTGCTACAGTGCATCGGACAAAAACGAAAATGGCTACTACGAAATTGCGCACAACTTAGAGCGTAATCCGCTTAATGCTAATATGAGTATGTTTACGCTTGGCGAAGTGATCGATCACGTAGGTACTATTGTTGAAGATGCTCCTAACTATTTAGGTGCAGCATACCCTGGTACAAGCAATTTGCGTGATTTAGGTGACGTAGATGCATACGGCAAGCGATTTGTAAAACATACAGGTCCTATGAACCTAGCACTATACCACTTGGTAAACAAAGAAGCAAATATCGTTAAAGCACTAAAATTTGCTAGAGCAGAATATGCTAAATTTAAACGTCAATTCATTCAAACAGCAGAATCATTAGGTTTTGACGGATATCCTAAACAGCACGTTGATTTAATCATGCGTACTATTAATGCTCAAAAAACTGAGCGTATGCCGTTCTACTTTACAGACATGGTTCCAACAGGTGGCGCTAAACACATTCAGCACGAAGTAAAAGCTAGTGATGGAGATTACTTTGCATTAAGCGCACCATTTAGTTTAAGCAATCATACTGCAAAAGCAGTACTGGTCTACCTAAACAATGTACAACTTACACACGGTAAAGATTACACATTTAACGACGAAGGATTTATCCGTGTAACTGCTGAAAAACAATTCCGTGACATTATCGATATCTTTGAATATGATACTACTGACGGTAGCTTTGTTCCGAGCACTCCTACTAAACTAGGAATGTATCCTGCTTTTGAACCACAAATTTATGTTGACGATACTACGCTTGAGCCACGTACAGTAATACAAGGTCACGATGGTAGTATTACACTAGCATATGGCGACTTCCGTGATGACTTGTTGCTTGAGTTAGAACGCAGAATCTACAACAACATTAAACAAGCATACCGCACAGACATATTAGATATTCATGAGTTTGTAGGCGGTGAATACAGAAACACAGGATTTTCTAAAACTAATATTGACAGATCGATTGTATCTGACTTTGTACAATGGTTAGAAATTGCAGGTGATCCTGACTATACAACAAATGAAAATTATGTAACTGAAAACTCGTTTACATATAACTATAGCAGTATGACATCGCCTAACGGCACTGCACTACCTGGATGGTGGAGAGCTGTATACCGTCAAGCATACGATACTGATCGTCCACATACACATCCTTGGGAAATGCTAGGATTTAGCGTTAAACCGAGTTGGTGGGAAGATGAGTATGGACCAGCACCTTACACAAGTGCCAACCTTGTTCTTTGGGAAGATCTAGAACAAGGTGTTATTCGTGAGCCTGGTGTTCCTGTACGCAGAAACAAAAAGTATGCAAGACCTGGTATACTTAATCACATTCCTGTAAACGACCAAGGACAGCTACTTTCTCCGTTAGCAAGTAACTATGCACAAAATTTTGTTCAAAGTCTTACAAGAGAAGAATTTAAATACGGTGACGAAACTCCTGTAGAAACAGCATGGCGCAAAAGCTCAGAATATCCATTTGCATTAATTACTGCATGGGTACTAAACCAGCCTACTAAGATTATGGGCATAGGTTTTGACTTGAGCAGAATGACAAGAAACGCTGTAGGTAATCTTGTATACACAGAAGCAAACACAATACTAAGATTGCAAGATTTAGTATTTCCTAATACAATTAAAGACGATCAGCGTGTTATTACTAGTGGTCTTGTAAACTATGTTTACAACTACCTAGCAAGTAGCACAACTGCAAATTACGAAGCTTATCAGTCCAACGTTAAGAATATCAATAACCAACTTGCAATTAAAGTGGGAGGCTTTACAGAAAAGGCTAAATTTAAACTAATACTTGATTCTAGAACACCGTTAAATGAAGGTAACGTATTTGTTCCAGAAGAAAACTATAAAATATTCTTAAATACAAGTGCGCCTATTGAAACTGTTAGCTTCAGTGGTGTTATTATTGAAAAAGCAACTAATGGCTTTATTGTTAAAGGCTACGACAAACAAGTAAGCGAGTTTAACTACTTTGAGCCTGTAATCAAAGCAAATGATCCTGTTATTAACGTAGGCGGTGTTTCGGAGCAGTTTGTTGAATGGAACGAGCGCAAGCAATACGTTAAAGGTCAGAATGTAAGATATAACGGTGTATATTACAGAGTTACAAACAGTCATGTAAGTTCTACAGACTTTGCAGCAGAAAACTTTGCAAAATTAGCTAGCTTGCCGCAAGTAGGCGGCCGTGATGCAGTATTGCGTAGATCATTTACAAGTCGTATAAACAAACTTCCGTATGGTACATTAATACGTTCTGTACAAGATGTAGTTGACTTCTTGTTAGGGTACCAAGAGTACTTGAAGTCTACAGGAATTAAATTTGAATACTTTAACGAAGACACTGCTCTTGTTGAAGATTGGAATTTCTCAGTAAAAGAATTCTTGTTCTGGACTACACAAAACTGGGCAGCAGGAAGTGTTATTGCACTTAGCCCTGGTGCACAAGACTTGCGTTTTTCAAGAGACTACGCAGTAGTAGACAACATATTTGATGATTTCTATGATTACAGCCTATTAAAAGCAGACGGTAAAAAACTTGAACGATCGTTTAGTTCGATTGCTAGAGACAGTGAAAACGAGTTTGGCTTGAGATCTAAAAATACTGCTGACGGAATCTATTCTGTACGCTTGCCACTAGTACAAAAAGAACACGTTGTATTGCTTGACAACAAGACTGTGTTTAATGATTACATTTACGACCCAGAAGCAGGTTACCGTCAGGAGCGTATTCGTGTAACTGGTTACCGTTCAGACGGCTGGACAGGTGGACTACACATTCCTGGATTTGTATACGACAGTGCAGAAGTAACTGACTGGGAACAATGGAAGGATTACGGTATCGGCAGCCTTGTAAAATACAAAGAATTCTACTATGTGGCACTAGGCAACCTTGCAGGCGTAGAACGATTTAACGATTCAGACTGGGAACGTTTAGAAGATCGTCCAGAGTCTAAGATGTATCCAAACTTTGATTACAGAATCAATCAGTTTGCAGATTTCTATGATCTAGACAGCGACAACTTTGACGTAGAACAGCAAAAACATGCACAGCACTTAATTGGCTATCAGAAGCGTCAATACCTACAGAATATTATTAACGATGAAGTAAGTCAGTTTAAATTCTATCAAGGCATGATTCAAGACAAGGGCACAACTAATGCTCTTACTAAACTGTTTGATGCACTAAGTTCAGCAGACAAAGACAGTTTAGAGTTCTACGAAGAGTGGGCTATTAGACTAGGACGTTACGGTGCTACTGACAACTTTGAAGAAGTAGAATACATCATCGACGAAAAACAACTAAAACTAGATCCTCAACCAGTTGAGCTAGTAGACAGTATTCCGTTAAACGACACAGATTTAACTTACAAGCTTACTAGAGGAAATGTATACTCTGCTCCTAAGGACTACGATCATGCACCATTCCCTGTTACATTAACTCCTCAGAGCGAAACACGCTCTGCAGGTTATGTAATGGACCAAGATGTAAAATATCGTATTAATGACAAGTATGACTTGTTAGGTAAAGATATTACTGCTATTGGACCAGAAGATTATATTTGGGTAACTGGTCGAAATTCAGACTGGGATGTATTACAACTTGTTACTACAGAATATCGTGTAACTAAAATAGAAACTTTCCAAGACAGTGTTGACAGTATCACAGGAAGTCCAACACCAGGCGCTTTCTTCTACCTTGACAAAACTGCTAAAGGATTTAGCATTAACGATGTAATAGGTCTAAGTAACGTAGAATCAGAAAACCAAGGTTTTTACGAAATTGTTGACATTAGAAACAATGTGTTGGAAGTGCTTGTACCTGAAGAAGCACAACTTACATCAACACCAGATGATGAAGTAATAAACGGTTATATTGCACTTCTAAGAAGCGTAAGATCAAAAGCAGAACAGGGTCTAACACCAGTAGAGCGTGCCAATAGAGCATTAACTGGAAATTTACTAGACAATCAAAGAATTTGGCTAGACGGACGAGCAGAAACAGATTGGAAAGTACTACAAAAGTATAAAAGCTTTATTGATTATAATGAAATTACATCAAGTGGCAATAATGTACAGTACGGTTCTAGTATTGCAGTTAACAGAGCAAACACTCTACTAACTGTAGGCGATCCTAAAAATGAAAATGGTAAAGTTGTATCATACAGACGTTCGAACATTAGTACAGAGTTTTCACCGCTAGAAATTTTAGAACCGACACTTGACTTTGAAAGTTTTGGTACTAGCATAGCAATGAGTGAAGATGGCAATATACTTGTAGTTGGCTCGCCCGAAGCTACTGGCTTTGACACTAACTTTGTTGGACTTTACAATAAACAAGGACCTGACGGAAACGGAGCACCTTACGAAGAAGGTTCAGTAGTAAAACATGCAGAAAACTACTGGAGCGCAGTACGTGAAGTGCCTGCAGAGAACCAAGCAGTATCTTTCACTACATTTGACAGTTATGCGTTTATAGAAAAAGCAAATGATAGCAGTGCATTAAACTTGCTACTGCAAGGTAAGCCATACCTTCCAAATGAAATAACAGATCACTTGTTAGTTAAAGCACCTAGTGACCAATATCGTGCAACAAAAGCCGGCGATAAATTGGTATTAAAATGGAACGATTACACTAACTTTAACAGATTAGACGATGCTATTACAGCAGTTAAACCGTTCCCTGATAGAATTAATGTAGTTAACCAGTTTTCAACGCCTGCTTATTTAAGTAGCACATTACCTGAAAACAGACTTATTGTTCCTGATTCGGAATTTATCACTGGCGAACACGAAATTATTGCTAGAATAGATCAGGTAATTCTATTGATTGGTTACTCTAACCCACCGAGCGAGGGCGATGTTGTTAATACTAGCTCCGGCCAAGGTACTGTGTATAAAGTATACAAGAAAGACTTTAGTATGGTTCTGTATATTACTAATATCAACGGTGAATTTTTACAGTCAGACAAATTATACAGAAACGATCAACTAGTAGGTGATTACACAATTCCGCACTACAACACTGCATCTGGCGCAAACGGCTGGTGGATGATAAACACTGAGCACAACTACCAGACAAGCAATGAGTTTACTGATCCAGTTGACTATGCTTACCCTGGCTACGGGTTAGTATATCAAGACATAATTGTACTTGAAGACGATGGTGTAACTTACAGAAGGTCAGAGCCTAACTACTTCTACTCAAGTTTAGATGAAGTAGCAGCCGATGCTGAAAACAGGGAGATCGGAAGAGACAATGAACTAGCGTTTATTACGACACTAAGTCACAGAGGCGACCCGTATACTAGTGGAGTAAGAGACATACTTGACAGTAGATGGTTAGTGCGCCTACCTAAAGCATTAGAATCAGAAGTTGGTGTTGACGACTACGTTAATGTTTGGATCGACGACGATGCAGACCCAGTTGATGAAATTTTAACAGGTATCGATGCTAACAGAATTAACAACAAAGAACCTCTACCTGGAAATACAGGAGCTCATAGAATTAGAGATCTATGGGACGGTTACATTGACATTCGTTTGACTAATACCCAAACGTCTGATATTGACATACCTTCAGACCCTGACACTTCTATTGGCGACTTTTTTGAACCTGTAATCGGTGATATTGTAGAAGATGCACTAACAGGAGCAACAGCTGAAGTTATGTACTATATTAAACGCAAAGTTTCAGAGGCAAGGCTGTACCTTAAAGTTATTGACAGTGCAAGCGTTAATAATAGAAACAGAAACTTTACTATCCAAGACAACTTGCGTTTAAGAACATTTGAAAATGGAGCACCTAACAAGCGTACAATGGGCCAAATTGAAAAAATTAGCCTTGCAAACGTAGTTGATAATGTTGGTGTTCTTGCAGTATTTGATGAAACACCAACTGAAAATACAGACCAATTTGGATTCCCAGTTTACTCGCCTGGAGCATTTAGGTTCCCTGCTAACCCTGATTCTTACGGTGCTCTTCCACAGTATGAAGATCTAAATACTTTTGCGTATGTAAACAAAGAATACTGGGTTTACAAAGAAAACTTTGACGAAGCAGGTAAAGACTTGCCAGCAAGTGTTCCAAGTACATCTAACAGAGATTGGCAAATTGTTTACAATTTACCTGTCGTTGAAAGTGGCAAAACAACTTATGCAACAGCAAAAGGTGCGTATTCTGTCTATAGACGCTTAGGCGATACATGGCAACTTATTAACAACTACACATTGCCTACTGATGATGTTAACGTTGGTAAGACAGTTGACATAACACAAGACGGTAGCATGTACAGAATTTACATCGGTACTCAAAGCAGAGTACACTTTGTAAAAGCTGGCTTCGACGAAAACGATAACCAACTAAACTATGTGTTAGACATTGATCCTAATTACAGAGGCCCGTACAACTCAACTGCACTATATAGATTGAACGAAGTTGTATTATTTAATGGTGCTTTATATAGATCGTTAACATTTAATACAGGTGTGTCGCCTAGCAATAATCTAAAATGGTCACTAGTAGCAGAACAAGTTGCAAATAGTCACTATGTTCCAATTGATGCAAACATTTACAACAATGTTTTATTTGATTCTGTTGACAATCTAGAAGACTTCTCGTTAGATATCGCAGTAGCAGAACGTGGGCATGTATTTGCAACATCGGTTGAGACAGAATTTGCAGCAGTATTATCTATGTCAGCTGTGTTTGATTCTAGCTTGTCTGAAGGAACTAGAATAGAGCAACCATCAACTGGCGCAGCAGTTGTTATTAAACAAAATCCATTAGTTTCTAATAGCAATACTGCATTTGTGTATGCTGACAGAGAAAACGAGATTGAGTTTGCTTTAGATGGTTCTCCGTTAGTTATAGATAATAACATTTATACAACAATAACATTCCTTACAGAACCGTTTGCTATATCTGTAGGTGATGCTTTTGAACAAAAGTTATCTGATAGGTCTATTATTGGTGAAGTAGTAAGTAGAAGTCCTACAGTAATAACAGTTAAAACGACAGAACCTGTTGAACTAGAAGTTAATCCGCTCTTTATTATTAATACTACTCCTATTACAACATTAGTATCAAGTATCGAATATAGAAACTTACTTACTGATGTATCTTATACTGACGCAGATAATAAAGTAGTTGTATATAGATTAAATCAAGACGGTCGCTACACTTGGAGTCAAACTATTGTTGCTCCTACAAGCAACACAGGATGGGCATCTAGTATTGATATGTCTAAAGACGGTAACGTTCTAGTTGTAGGCGATCCTGGCAACGACACAGATGCAGAAGACAATGGTAGAGTATTTGTTTACAAGATGAACAATGCTGTTAATCCACAGTTTGAACTGTCACAAACTATTATTTCTCCTAGAAATGAAAAGTTTGAGAAATTTGGAACACAAGTTAGTCTCACTGACAACTGGCTAGCAGTATCGAGCTTTAATGGTGATATAAAAATTAAAACAACACTAGATGATGACGTTACTGTTTTTGACAGAGACTTTACTACATTTAGTAAACAAACTACAGATACCGGTAGCATTACGCTCTATCAAAACATCGATGACGAATATTTAATTGCAGAAGAACTAGAACATCCAAGTGTAATAGATGCAATGTTCGGTGATCTAGTAATTGTAAACGGCAACGAAGTTTATGTCGGAGCACCTAGACTAGTCAACGAGGACGGTGTTAAAGGTGCAGTTGTAAACTACGGAATGCCTAGAGGCAAATATAGTTGGGAAGTTTTACGTTCTAGTGTAGATGTTGTAGATCTTAAGAAGATTAAACAGGCATTCTTGTATAATGTTAAAACTAATAAACTAGTTGAATATCTTGATTATGTTGACGTACAGCAAGGTAAGATTCCTGGTCCTGCAGAACAAGAAATTACGTTCAAGAGCTACAACGATCTTGCACGTTACAATAACACAATAAATGCAAGACAGTTTAGCGAATACAACAACTGGGAAGAAGAACATGTTGGCAAACTATGGTGGGATTTAAGCACTACTAGGTTTAAAAATGCATACACAGGCGATGCAATAAATCAAACCAACCGTTGGAACAAGATTGTTCCTGGTTATAGTGTAGACGTTTACGAGTGGGTAGAAAGTAATTTGATTCCAAGCGAATGGGATGCAGTTGCAGATACTCCGGATGGTTATGCAAAAGGTATCAGCGGAACATCGAGATACGGTGACGATGCGTACTCGCAAAAACTAGTCTTTGATCCAGTAAGCCAGTCATTCAGTACAAAATACTACTTCTGGGTTAAGAACAAATTTACTATTCCTGACATGGACGGTCGCAGCATAAGTGCAGGCGACGTTGCTAGATTGATTCAAGATCCAGCGGGTCAAGGCTACAGATTTGCTGCACTACTAAGCAACCGCAGATTTGCACTGTTTAATTGCAGAAGTTTAATAGCAGACACAGATGTTGCTCTAAACGTTGCTTACTATACTCAAGATACACAAGAACAAAACGTCCACAGTGAGTACCAAATCGTAAGCGAAGGTCTAGAAACAAGTCAACCTAAAGAAGACATTCTTCGCAAGTGGATTGACAGTTTAACTGGATACGACAGTGCAGGTCGTCAAGTGCCTGATCCTGAATTGTCACCTAGACAAAAATATGGAGCACTTTCTAATCCACGTCAGGCTATGTTTGTAAACAGACAAGAAGCCCTAAAACAAACTGTTGAAAGAGCTAACCTCGTACTGTCAAGAAATATTATGGTTGACGAGTTTGACTTTGACAGATTAAACAGTAAAGAAGCAGAGCCTCGTTTAACTACATTTAGTTATGATATTGTTGTTGATACAATTGAAGATCTAAGTTTTGTTGGAACTGAGAGAGCAGAACCTGCACAACTTCGTTTAGAACTAAACAACGGCAGCGTGAGAAAAGTAACTATTACTAACAAAGGTCGTAGTTATGTTGACCCTACTTATGTTCTAGGCGAAAGCACAAGACGTAGAGGACCAAGCTACACTGTTATTGGCACAGGCGAAGGCTTAGAGCTAGATTTAACAATCAACAACATTGGGCAAGTAACAAATGTTGATATTCTAAATCCGGGAATAAACTACGAGTCAACTACACAAGTTGTTGTTCGTAGATTAAGTGTACTAGTTCGTAATGATAGCACCGTAGACGGTCGTTGGGCAATATACGAATGGAACGAAACAACTACATCTTGGGATAGGAAGCGTGTTCAAAGTTACAACACTTCTCTATACTGGGATTATGCAGATTGGTATGCAGAAGGTTACAACCAGTTTACAACAATTGATTATTCAGTTGACTTTAGTTATCAGCTACCGTCAACTAATGCAACAATTGGCGATATTGTTAAGATCCAGACAATCGGATCAGGCGGCTGGCTGTTACTCAGAAGAGTATCACTAACTGGTTCGAGGGATTATACTGAAGATTATGAAACTATTGGTAGACAGAATGGCACAATTCAGTTAAGCTCTAAATTGTATGATGTTGCAGTAAGTAACGTAGGCTTTGATGCATTTGCGTTTGACAGCAAGTTCTACGATTCAGAACCAGTAGTAGAAACTAGACAGATACTCGAAGCACTAAAAGAAGATTTGTTTGTTGACAATCTTGCAAAAGACTTTAACGAATTATTCTTTGCAAGTGTAAGATATGTATTGTCTGAGCAGTTTAACGTAGACTGGGTATTCAAGACAAGTTTTGTAAAAGCAAAACACAATGTAGGCGAACTAGAGCAGAAGATTACGTACCAAAACGACAACTTGCCTAGCTACAATGATTACATTGAAGAAGTTAAACCTTACAAGACAAATGTTCGTGAATACTTGAGTGCATACGAAAGAATAGAGAATACAAATACTCTAACTTCAGACTTCGACGTACCTCCATACTACGACACAACAACTGGTAAGATTACAACTAGCGAACTAAAAGTAATTGATAACAACCTAGTTGGTGCAGAACCAAGATTCGACGAGTACCCAGATAAAAACTGGATAGATACTGTTGGATTTGAAGTAACTGCTATTAACATATTTGATGGTGGTTCTAAGTACAAGAATCCTCCACAGGTGTTTATTGAAGGCGGTGGCGGCACCGGTGCAACTGCAAAAGCATACATTGGTCGAGGAAGTGTAGTAAAAGTTGAAGTTACTAATCCAGGCAGCGGTTATCTAAGTGCTCCTACAGTACGTCTAGTAGGCGATGCTCAAGACGGTGGAACAGAAGCACGCCTAAGTGCAGTTATTGGTAACAGTCTTGCTAAGAGCTTTAAAGTTATTACTAAGTTTGACCGCGTAAGTGGCGAATACTTTATCCTAAGCTTACCAGAAACACAAACGTTTACTGGCACTGCACAAACAGTTAAGTTTACGCTAAACTGGCCTATGGAGATTAAAACAAATCGCATAGCTGTATACATTGATGGCGAAAAACAACTTCGCAGTAAATTTACATACACTAACATCAAAGACACTACAGCATCTTATGAAAGATACTTAGGTCAAATTGAGTTTGTTGATCCTCCTGCACTAGATGCAAAAATTGTTGTAGAGTACAGTAAAGATCCTGCAATGCTACAGAGCGCAGACCGTATTAGAGAATTCTACAAACCAACTGCTGGCATGCCAGGCATTGACTTAGGTCAGCTAATGACAGGCATTGACTACGGCGGTGTTGAAGTACGCAGTTTCGACTTTGACGGTCCTGCAGGATGGGACACAGACGGATGGTATGCAGAGCCATGGGATACTTACGATAACACATACGAAGATATCCTGTTTATTGCAGATGGCACAACTGTAGTTATTGAGCTAGACGAGCCGCTAGAAGACGGTGTTGTTTATAACGTATATCGTAACGGTGTAAGAATAGATGATGCTAACTACAACACAACGCCTACTAATCCTAATGCTGTAATGAACAGCATTACAGGTGATGGCGTAACAACTGTAGTTAATCTAGTAGACGTTACAGCAGAAGATGGTGATAGATTTATTCTTCGCAAGATTACATCAGACGGTAGCTTCTTACCAGATGGTGATAGTTTTGATACAATACTTGAAGGCGGTAATCTAAACTATGGTAATGCTACTGGTGTAAATGCAGAAGATATTGTTGTAGATGGTGATTTGTTTGTTACTCCAATAACAAGCGGAGGCCCGGAAGAACTAGTCCCAGGACAAATTCTCGACACTGTAGATATTAAAGTTTACGAGCGTGTAGGCGCCGGACAAGGCGAAGTATACAATCAAAACTACATTACAGACGGTGTAACTAGCGAATACGGTTTAGGATTGTTCCCTAACAGTGACGATGCTGTTATTGTTAAACTTGGTACAACAGTATTAAGTGATGATCAATACGTTGTTGACAGAGTAGCACAAACACTAACCTTTAACACAACACCGGCATCAGGACAGCGTCTAACAATACTAAGTGTCGGTAAGAACGGCCAAAACATTCTTGACATTGACACTATTGTTGCAGATGGCACTTCGATTATACTAGAAACTAAAGTACAGTGGACTAAAGATCTACAGTTTGTTTACACAGTTAATGGTAAAGAACCAGAAGCAGGTACAGTAATTCCTACAAAAAATGATGCAGGATTTGTTGTATTTGAGTTTTCTCAAGGAAATCCTCCAGCAGGAACAGTACTTGATTATGAAATCTATGCAAATAACGATCAACAGAACTACAGTAAAGTAATGAAGGATACGTTTGTTGCAGACGGTAGCACAGTTAGTTTTGATCTAGCAGTAGCTCCGGCAGTAAAAGGTCCTGCTCAATTCTATACTATTGTAGAAGTTGACGGCAAGATACAAAGTCCAGGATATAATATCCAATTTGTTGTAACAGATTCTCTACAAGTTGAGTATGAACTAGAAAAATTCCAAGTACCAGATTCGACTATTAATACTGCATTCTTAGAAGTGTATGTAAATGGAGAAATTTTACAACAAAGTGTTGAGTATCTAGTAAGTGTTGGTAACTCTAGTATTATTCTTGATGCTGGTCTATTGCAAGTTGGCGATGAGCTAGAAATCTTCCTAAAAGATGTAGGCGATTACCAAATAGACGGTGCTACACTAACATTTAACACTGGTAAAGAACCCGCAGAAGGCGCAGTAATTAACGTCTACTCATTTACTAATCACGATGTAACTGGACTAGAGCGTTATACTTACGACATGGTTGCTAGAAGTAGCCTAACAAAAGGTTTAGACGAGTTTACAAGATTCCACTCAATCAAAGGTGGTAAGATCGAACTTGTTACTCCGGCAGTGGGCGTACAATATGTTTGGGTAATGGTAGACGGCGAATGGTTAATGCCGACTGTAGATTACGATCTAAGCCTAGACAAGCGCATAGTACACTTGAAAGATGCACCTGCAGACGGTGTAACTGTTGATGTACTACACTTTGCAGCACCATTAAGTACTCCAAGAATTGCATTTAGACAGTTTAAAGATATTCTTAACAGAACACACTACAAGCGTGTTGATAATGCACAAGGTATTGTTCTTGCTCAAGATTTACACGAATACGACTTGCGTATTGAAGTAGAAGATGCAACACTACTTCCAACCCCGGATCGTAGACAGAACAAGCCTGGCATTATTTTTGTTCAAGGCGAGCGTATAGAATACTTTATTAAAGACGGAAATACTTTACGTCAAATACGCCGTGGCACACTAGGTACAGGTGTAGGCTCAGTATATCCTGCAGGTACTACTATTGAAGCACAAGGATCAAATAAAAATATTCCTTATGCAGATGAGGTAATTACTACAAACATCGATGCAACAGAAGGCCAAACAAGAATAGCACTTGATTGGATACCAACAGCAGGTGTAAACGAGTTTGAATTGTTTGTGGCTGGACGTAGAATGCGTAAAACACCAATTGAGGTGTTTGATCCTACACTAGCTATTGACAGCCCGCAAGGTGACGTAACACAACCTGCAGAATTTACAGTTGAGCTTACATACACCGAAACTGGTGATGTTGCTCTTGCAGAAGTTGTACTTGCGGAACCAGTAAGCGAAGGTAATAGAATTACAATAGTTAGAAAACAAGGTAAACTTTGGACAGAACCTGGCGTACCGCTCAAAGATGCACAAAACGATATTGGTAATTTCTTACGTCAAAGTGTAAGTGAGCTACCTGAATAAATACAGTATAGGAATGGAACTGAAAACATGATTAACGAAAACAGTGGCGTATATGTACAAGGATACATCAAGATCCATAACCCGGAGACAGGTGAAATCTTTGTAGATAAGAAAAATGCTATACACTATGAAAATATGAGTATAGCATTAGCAGAGAGTCTTGGCAATGCAGGCCGAGGCCCTATTAGCGAAATGTGTTTTGGTAACGGCGGTACTAACGTAGACCCTACAGGTATTATTACATACTTAACACCAAACAGCACAGGAACTAATGCAGGTCTTTACAATCAAACATTTACTAAGATTGTAGACGATCGCAATGCAAATAACACAGATCCAACACGTAACAAGATCGAAACTAGACACATAAGTGGTACTAACTATACAGATATTCTTGTTACCTGTTTATTAGATTATGGCGAACCAAACGGCCAAGATGCGTTTGATACTGCTACTGATCAAGACGCACGTTATGTATTTGATGAAATTGGTCTTAGAGCTGCTGGCCCAGATGGCATAGGCACAGGACGTTTGATTACACACGTTATATTCCACCCTGTACAAAAATCACTTAACAGACTTATTCAAATTGACTACACTGTAAGAGTACAAAGTCTAAGTGGAGGTAATGCATAATGCCATATACTATACGTTTCACTGACGAAATTAACAAAGGTTCTCTATTAATCGAAGATAGAGAAATTAATACAACAGACACCAGTCTTCAGTTTCCTGGTAAACAAGCAACAGCATACGGCACAGCAATTGGTGAAAACTTTCTACACTTGTTAGAAAACTTTGCTGCTAATACTCCGCCGAGCAATCCTGTAGAAGGACAAACTTGGTACGATAATACTATTGGTGTTGACCAGCTTAAAGTATATGATGGTACTAACTGGGTTGCAGCAGGCGGCCTAAAACGTGGCGATACTGTTCCTGAAATTTCTAACTCTGTTAAAGGTGACCTTTGGGTTGATACAGATAATCAGCAGTTGTACTTGAATAACGGTGCTAATTGGATTCTTGTAGGACCAGAATTTAGTCAAGGGCTTGCGACAGGTGCAAGAGCAGAACAAATATTAGGCACAGACAACGTCCTATATACAATACTACGTATTGATATGGAAGATCAACCTGCTGCAATAATAACTACAAGACAATTTACACCAAAAGTTACAATCCGAGGTTTTACAACCCTTAAACCTGGATTTAACTTGAGTACATTTGCATTTGATACAGGATTACTACAATATAATGGTGTTGCAGAAGCAGCAACTTCGCTCGTAGTAAGCGGCGCAACTGCTCCAGTAAGTGCAAATAACTTTTTGAGAGGCGATGCTCCTACTACATCAAACAATGTAATCCGTGTAAAGTCTAACTCGGGTGTACAAGTTGGTCTAAACGGACAGCTAGGATTAGAAGCATCTGGTGAACGAGGTGTAATTAAGAGTAACTTTACAGGTGCAAGTTTAGACTTAAAGGTAAAAAACGAATCTGGATTCGCAACAGCCGTACGTATTAAGAGCGATGCAACTGTAGGTATTAACAAAGAAAATCCAGAAACAAGTTTAGATGTTAATGGTGTTGCTCAAATAAGCGAGCAAGTAGTAGTATTAGGCGTTGAAGAAGCTGATCAAACGTTCGATGACAATCTAACAGACGGCAGTTTAGTAACGTCAGGTGGTGCTAGTATTGCAAAACATGTAAAGATTGGCAACGGTGCAACTATCAAAGGCGGACTGCAACTTGATGGTAATATTACTACTAACCCAGAAGCACTTACTATTCCTAATATTAGTGGTTTTAATAAAATTACTGCAACAACGTTTGTAGGTAACTTAGAAGGATCTGTAAAAGGTACTATTGAAGGTGCAGCGTCTGAAGCTTCGAAACTTACAAATAAAACAAAATTTGTAATGGAAGGCGATGTAAGTGCAGACTCATTTACATTTGACGGTTCAGGTGAGCTAACTAAAACGTTTAAAACAACACTTTCGAATGAATTTATTGCTTCAAAGGATTCTGTAATAGATATTCAAAACGGTGATGAAATACTTATTAACAGAACAGTAGGCGATGAAGTTGGTTTATTTAGAATCACACAAGCAAATTTATTTAAGAAACTTCCAAAGAATCCAGTTGGTATGATAGCGCCATTTGCTGGAATTAATGTACCAACGGGTTGGTTCTTGTGTGACGGTAGTATTATACAAAAATCAGACGCATTTGATTTATGGTTAGCAATTGGACACCAATTCTTAGATCCTGTTCTCATAGAACAAAACGGCCCAGCTGGTGCAACAGCAGCTACACACTTTGCATTACCGGATTTAAGAGGTAGATTCCCATTAGGTGCAGATAATATGGGCGGGTCTTCGCACAACAAGGTTACAAATTCAAATGCAGACACTGTTGGTAAATCAGCTGGCTCAGAATTCAAGGACATTCTTAAATCAAACCTTCCGCAGCACGATCATACTTTAAAGTCGTCAGAAGGACAGCAGTTCTATGCAATGCTTGACACTCCTGACAGCGAGGACCTTGGCGGCGAAGTTGAAGGACTTCTTATTCCTCAAGGATCTCAAACTACGTCAGGACTACCTACTTCGGGAGGTATTAAAGAAGGCGGCATAGACGGTAACGACAATTATCGAATAGATACAGGAGATGCACTAGGAGCACCATTGGACATTATGCCTCCGTATCAAACTGTAACATACATAATATTTGCAGATAACGCATAAGGGACAAGGGCATATGGCATATAAATTAAACAAAACAGACGGATCGGTTTTAACAGATTTAATTGACGGTATATTAGATACTAGCACAACTGATCTTGCTCTTGTAGGCAGAAACTATACAGGGTACGGTGAGTTCTTAAATGAAAACTTTGTTAAGTTGCTAGAAAACTTTGCTAATCCAAACGAGCCAATTGCTCCTCTTAGAGGACAGTTATGGTACGACACATCGGAAAACAAATTAAAAATATTCGACGGTGATGATTTCCAAAGCGCCGCAGGATCGTTTATTAGTGAAAATCAACCAAGTGGTGCAATTTCGGGTGACACGTGGTTTAGTACATTAGATAAACAGTTTTATTTGTATGACGGGAACGAATGGACACTAATTGGTCCAGCATACAGTAGCTTGCAAGGAAAAAGCGGAATAGTAATAAGAACTGTATTTGACACATCTTTAAATAGTAAAACAGTACTTGAAGTATATGTAAGAGAATCGCTACAAGCGGTTATTTCAGGTGAAACGTTCACACCAAATCCTTTACCAACAAACCAAATTCTTAGTTTAGTAACAACAGAAAATCCTGCAGGGAGAATTTTTAAAGGTATTAACTTAGTAAGTCCTGAAACTTTTCAATTTTATGGAACAGCATCAAACGCACTAAGCCTAAAAAGCGCCACTGGGCAGATAGTTCCAGAAGCTCGTCTATTAAAAAATGACGAAAACGGTGTACTAAACGGTAGCTTAGATGTAAGAACTAGTTCGGGTATTACTATAGGTGTAAACAGTGATACACGTTTGCTCATTGATGACGGATTTACTATTCGTAACACTCGATCTGGAAGAAACTTCCATTTAGTTGTAAACTCTGCTACAAGCGAACTATCGCAAATTGATGCAATTACAGTCTTAGCAAACGAACAACGTGTAGGTATATTCCAAGATTCTCCAGCATATAACTTAGATGTTACAGGCAATGCAAGGATTACAGGCGATCTTATTGTTGAAGGTGACAGTTTTACTACAAATGTACAAACAGTACAAGTAGAAGATAAGAATATTGAACTCGGAGTAACAGCGTCACCGACTGAATTAACAGCAGACGGCGGCGGCATTACTCTTAAAGGCGCAACAGACAAGACATTTAACTGGAGTAACACTACTTCGAGCTGGACGTCGAGCGAAAACATTGACCTAGCTAACGGAAAAGTTATTAAACACAATGGCGCTAACTTATTAAGCAGCACAAGATTGTTTGATACTGTAACAACAGCAACTGGTATTACTAGAGTAGGTACACTATCTGAACTAACAGTAGATAGTATACGTTTAGACGGTAATACTATTTCAAGAATCAGCGGTACTGGCTTAACAATAAGTGCCGGTGCAGGCGATATCAACGTATCTAGCAGTAAGATTACACAACTAAATGAACCTACAGCAAATGATCACGCTACACCTAAGATTTATGTAGACAGAGAAATACAAAATGAACCTATTGTGTTTAGTTTTGATATTACTGGTTATATAAGTCCAAACGATAGAATTATTGATGTGCTAAATGCAACTTACCCACCGAGTACGTTTGCACAAGGTAAAGCTGCTCGAGTGATTTGTACAGATTATAATGCAACACAAACTACTGACCCGATTGATGTTGCATCATCGTCAAGCACTACAGAAGTTGAAGTTAATGCAGCAGCAGGTGGCACAGTAAGCGTTATTCAGGGTATTAATTTACCTAATAGTCTAATACCAGAATTTACGTTAGAAATAAACAGAGAAGTGCGTTTCTTTGTAATAAATGCATTAGGTGAGTGGATAGTAGACAGCACAGTAGCGCAAAATCCGCTAAATATAACATAATACAGACATCAGGGGTAATGCAAAAATGGCATATCAAATTAATAGATTTAACCGATCACTATTAACAACTGTCGAAGATGGAACGCTCGACGAAACAACAGATATTAAATTTGTAGGTAAAAACTACGCAGGCTACGGCGAAGCACACAACGAAAACTTTCTATTTCTATTAGAAAACTTTAGCGGTGCTAACGAGCCGCCGAAACCAATTAGCGGACAGCTTTGGTTTGACACCGCAGCACAGCGCATGAAATTCCGCGACAGTAATAACAAATGGCGCACAGTAGGCGGTGCTGAAGTTAGTGCAAGTCAACCAGCAGGTTTGGCAACTGGCGACTTTTGGTGGGATAGCGGAAACGAACAACTGTATGTGTTTAACGGAACAGAATTTATTCTAATCGGACCGCAAGACGCTGGCGACGGCATTACCCAAATGGTCAGCCAGACTGTAATTGATACAACAGACGTAAGTAGATCGGTTATTGTTGCTTACATTAATGATGTTCCTGTACATGTAATTTCTCCTAATGAATTTACTATTAAAAACTTATCAGGAAACAATATCGACGGATTTGGTACAATTCGACAAGGGATTACATTGCGTGACACCGATAACGAAAACGGTGAAACTACATCACAATATAGATTCCACGGCACTGCAACTAATGCTGTTAAACTAGGCGGATTAAATGCAAGCGAGTTTGCTAGGACAGGTGATCCGAGCTTTGACGTACAAATCGAAGCAGCCGCATCTGGTATTATTGCCGGCGGAGTATTTAGTTTTTCAGTAGAAGACGGTATTGCAGGTGATGAAGACTACGGTGTTCTTATTAACAACAGTGGTCCTGACAATGACATTAGATTTAGGACTCAAAATGCACAAGGTAGCTTAACTACAAGCATTAGAATTAAACACGACGGTGTTTTTCCTATAGTAGATAACACTATTGATTTGGGTGGTTCGAGTCTTAAGTTTAACGAAGTATATGCAACTAGCTTTAAAGGTATTGCAGACAAAGCACTAGAATTGCGCCACGGAACTTCAGGCGATGACTACCGTTATGCATCAGAAGCAAACGTTGCAGGTACCATTGCAGTACGTGACTCTGATAAAACTATTACAGCAGACATATTTAACGGTATTGCGTCTCAAGCACGTTTTGCTGACTTGGCAGAAAAATATACAGTTGAGCATATACATCCTGTAGGAACTGTAATGGCAGTTTGTGAGCACGAAGATCACGAAATTTGCCCATGCAAACTAAGTGGCTTTCCGGTTGGTGTTATATCAGCAGAACCTGCATTTTTGATGAATAAAGATCTAGAAGGCGGACAAGCAATTGCACTTGAAGGTCGTGTTCCTGTAAGAGTACTTGGTACTGTTAAGAAAGGTGATATCTTATACGTAGATGCACACGGTTGTGCAAGCACAACGTACACTGGAAATCCTACAGTAGGTGTAGCACTAGAGTCAAGCGACACTGAATCAGAAAAATTAGTAGAAGCTATTCTTAAACTATAAATACACGTAGTTAATTATTAGGAGTTAAAGAATGGCGATCGGTGTAGGTAACCTAGTAGGTGCAAGCGACTATAACGCTATACATAATAAAATCAAAAAAGTACTAGGAGATGACGGATCAGATCCACAAGTAGGTTACGGGAGAACGCTTGAAAGTTCTCCTGTATCCGTAGGCGATGTTATAGATGCATCTTTGATAGATTCGCTTTATAACGACTTAGTTAGAGCAAGAACACATCAACGAGGTACTAATTTTACCTGGGATACTCCAGATGACGGTATTAATGCTCCTGATGCAGGCGAATATATTGGTGCATTTGCTGCTGATTTAGGCACCGGCGGCACAAGTGCTGATGCTACAAGAGATGTAGCAGAAGGTTTCTTAGACTTTGCGCAAGCAGCACAAGATATTGACGATGACAAATATGCCGTAGGTGCAGATCAAACTAGCTATCAAGTCCTTAAAACTTCTACTAGAACTTCAGCATGGAATGGCACTATAACGCATATTGTTGATGTAGTATGGTCTAACAATGATGAAGGACGCTACTTCTTTAATTCCGGCGGATACATTCAGTTTGATGCTGTTTTAACTGGAGGCAATACAGTTTCGGGTAATCAAACTGCAACGTATCCTAGTTCTCCAGCATACCAAAAAGATGAAATTTGGCAAACTATGCTTAATACAATGGGTAGTATTCGATTTGGTAGAACAGGTACAACTACTACAGGGTCTGGATCTGCTAGAGCAGATATTGGCGCATACGATATAAATGAAACTGAAGATAGACAAATTTTTATCAAAGAAGGTTCGGGCGTATACTCAGAAAACTTTTACAAAATACAAGCACGACTACTACCTGCTGTAGCTCCTCAAACAGCGCCTAACAAAATTCGTTTCACTATTACATTTAGTGACTCGGATTTAGGCGACAATAGAGATGCTGATTTAGGATTCCCAGGTGAAGGTACTCCGGTAGACGAAAACGTAACCGGTACTATTACTAGCACAGTTTCGTGCAGAACCGCAACTGGTGCGCTAGGTCTTTCACATCCAGGATCACAATCTATAAGTGTTCTTGAAGGTTCTAATCCTGCAAGTTATACTCTAATTGCAACAGGTTCTGTCGACGAAGGATCTGATCTTAACATTACACTAAACACATCAAACGTGCCAAATGGCACAAATGTTCCTTACACAATTACAGGAATATCATCGGCTGATTTAGTTAGCGGTGATATTACAGGTAACTTTAACATACAGAATAATACTAGGACTTTAACCTTTAATATTAAAGCTGACTCACTAACAGAAGGTACTGAAACTTTGGTACTGGCATTGAACAATGGTGAAGCAGAAGTAAGTGTTGACATTTCGGATATTAGCAAAACACCTAAATACACTCTAACAAGTAGTCCAGCAACCGCCGACGAAGGTACAGTAGTATCATTCACATTAACAACAGAAAATGTCAACCCAGGATCGTTTGCATATACAATTACTGGTATTAATGCAGCTGATCTATCAGCGGGATTATTAACTGATGTAATTACAACATCAGGAACTTATGCAAATGCATCAGGCAGTGTATCTATTACACTTGCAAACGATCTTACAACTGAAGATGAGGAAACTATTACATTTACTGCTGCTGGAAAGACAACAACAGTAACAGTAAACGACACAAGTACCACTCCAGTGTTGATTAATAGCGCCATTATCCCATCCCGAGTAACTGGTTCGTCATCTGTTACATGTCCATCAGGAACAGGAATGTATGCTCTACTTGAGTTTGGAGGTGATGGCCAGTTAGAAAGGTTTAGATCAATACCTATGGGGTGTTCTAATGAAACTACTATACTAGGCGATTGGCTAGATTCAAGTGCTAGTGCAGATGATTATGATATAAAAGTAACTGTAACTGACGATAGTAACCCTGCACTCAATCCGTCAACAATTGTAGGACTGCGAGACTGGACAACATTCTCGCCAACTGGAATTATAACATTAGGTCTTTCTGATGTTAAGACGGGCAGCTACTATCCTTATGTAGATGTAGGGTTAAGAGTAGAAATTAGACGCAACTCTACAGGTGACGTGCTAGTTAACAAAATTGTTAGATTTGAATATGAAGCAACCTAAGGAATAAACAATGGCAGCAGAAGTAGATAAGTTAATTACAGCATCGACATATAATGCTATTAGGGCCAGAGTAAGCAAAGTTGTAGGCTTTGGCGATGGCGCTGAATTTGGCTACGGCCAAACACTAAGCAGCAGCCTAATGGCAGACAATGACGTTATTACTGCTCAAGACATGGAAAATTTATTTAACGATATTATGCTAGCTGCTAAACACCAGTCTGGCAATCCTCCAACTTGGACTACACCGGACGGATTAAATGCTCCTGACACCGGAGAAATTATAGGTGTTTATGCTGCTGACTTAGGTCCTGCTGACCCTGGTACTGGAAAAAGAACGTCTATTAATTCAGTAAACGATACAAATGAAGGGTTCTTAGACTTTGAACAAGCTGCGGTACAAATTGAACAAAACTATCTTTCAATTGGTCCTGGGGCTATTACTGCTGCATATGGTAACGAACGTACTAGAACAAGCCCATGGAGTACACAAATTACTCACATTGTTACAGTAAAGTGGGATAGTTACAATCACAGACGTGTTTGGGCAAATGCAGGCGGCAAAATTCGCTTTAATGCCAATTTAACTGGAGGTACAAGCCAGCCGGGCAACGAAACTGCAACTCCGCCGGGAACAAAAGACGAGATTTGGCAAACAATGCTAAACACTATGGGTACTATAAGCATAGGTGTCCAAGGTACAACAACTACTGGAACAGGAACTCCGAACACTAATTTAAGTATTATATACACTGACAGAACAATCAACAGAAGTTGGGCAACAACTAGTCCTACTAACAGAGCAACTGTTTTTACTAAAAGTGGTTCTGGTGTTTATTCAGAAAATAGTTATCTCATTGAAGCTGCCGAAGTAGATGATAACGCTATTAGATTTTATATTTCATTTAACGATGCTGACATAGGCGACAGTCAAGATCCGAACAACGAGTTTGGCGTATCTACTCCTATCGATGAAAATGTAACCGGAACAATTACAAGCACAATTAGCTTCATCAATCCAAATGGGTTCTTAGACATAAATTCTCCTGCAATTACAGTAGATTCATCTTTATAATCGCTTGACAAGATACAACTTATATACTATAATGTTTAGTAAATAAGGAGTATCTTGTGGACGAAAAATTATCTCAAGCATTAGAACGAAGCAATTACATGACAACGCTAGCAACACAAAAACGTTTGTTAGCAGAAAAATATCAAACAGATCTTATCTATTACAAAGATGGCTACGAAATAGAAGTTACAGAAACGCTAATATCATTTTGTAGCATGTTAATAGCACGTAAGCGTAACGAAGTTGTTTTAACAGATGCTAATAATATACCTTTTTTTGTTGAAAATTTAGAGACATTCCTTGATGAAATCCTAGATGTTTACTTCCAAGCATCGAACGAATACTATCAAAATTATACTGATCTTAAAAAATCAAGATCAGTGGAAGGTTTAGTTGATCTATGAGAAAAGGTATACTAGTTTTTGCTTACAACAACAGAGCAGTAGATTACATTGCACAAGCAGCATTTTTAGCTCAACGAGCTAAGAAATATCTGGACCTACCTGTAACTATTGTAACTGACGATGTAGAATATGCAGGAAGAGTTTACAGCGATTTTGACAATATTATATTTGAAAAAAGTTCTGCTATAACTGCTAAAAGTTATAATGACGGAACAATGGCAAGGCATAAGTTAGTATTTAAAAACGATACTAGACCTAAAGCTTATGACCTTTCTCCGTACGAGCAAACGTTGCTATTAGACACAGACTATATCATAGCAGATGACATGCTTAAACACTGTTTTGACAGCCCTAATTCTTTTATGATATACAAAGATGCATATGATCTTGCCGGCTTTAGAGATTACTGCGAGTTTGACAAAATAAGCGATGTTGGTGTAGATTTCTACTGGGCAACGTGTGTATACTTTACAAAGTGCAAATCTAATAAGACGTTCTTTGATTTATTGCAACACATACAAACTTACTGGACACACTATAGACAGATATACAGATTAGAAACTCCTGTATATCGAAACGATCATGTATTCAGTATTGCTATTCATATTATGAACGGATTTATGCAAGGAGAGTTTGCAAAAAAGCTTCCGGGCAAATTATTCTATACAACAGACAAAGATATATTGCACAACCTTAACGGCGATGAGTTTACATTTCTGTTAGAAAAAGAGAATTTCTTAGGGCAATATACACTAGCAAAGTTTAAAGGCAGAAGCATTCACGTTATGAACAAATTTAGTGTAGCGGAGCATATAAATGTATAATTTTATAATGCTAGCTCAAAATAACCTACAATCTGATTATGTGCTACAAGCGTCCTTGTGTGCAATGAGCATTAAGAAAACAATGCCTAACTCAAAGATTGCGTTAATCACTAATGATGTAGTCCCGGTAGCATACCAGCAATTCTTCGAACACATTGTTCCTATACCTTGGGGCGACAGTGCAGTTAATTCTGACTGGAAAATACACAACAGATGGAAAATAATACATGCATCACCGTTTGACGAAGCAGTTATACTAGATACTGATATGCTAGTTCTCACAGATATTAGTGAGCAATGTAAAGTAATGTCGCAGTACGATGTTTTCTATACTGATCAGGTTTTGGATTATAGGGGAAATGTAGTATCGGGAGACTTTTATAGAAAGAATTACACTAAAAATAATCTTCCAAGTTTGTATACTGCATTTAGTTATTTTCGTAAAAACACGTTTTCTTTTAAGTTCTATGAACTTTTAAGCCAAGTAACCGAAAATTGGGAAGAATTCTATAAGATAAACGGACGTCTTATTCAATCTCACCCTAGTATGGATACAACTGTTGGAATAGTAACCAATATGTTAGATTGTAAAGAACAGGTTACAGCAGGAAAACGCCTATATAATAGGCCTACATTTGTCCACATGAAGCCTAACATACAAGGTTGGAATAGATTAAGCGAACGCTGGCAGTCTAAAGTCGGTGCATATCTAAATAGAGATCTAGAATTGTATATTGGAAATTATAAACAGCAAGGACTATTTCATTACACAGAAAAAGACTTTGTTAGGCAGAGTGTTATAAAACAGTACTGTGATTATCATGGAGTAAGTTATGCTGTACAAAGTTAAATTTAAGATGCCTCAGGCAATTACAACGTATCGTGTATACTTTGTTAAAGATACAGGAAAAATATTTTCAATTACTAATAAAGCAATTGAGTGCGAACATGATTGGTTTGAAGTACCAGTACAAGAAGTAGAAGATTTTCTTGTAGGTACACGTAATATGACTAAACATAAAGTAGTGTTCAACGTTAAAGAACAAAGATATGAAATTATCAGTGATGAAGAATCTATTCATGTATTTGTTGACGATCACATATTTCAAATTAATAACTCGTCGTATCCGCAAATTATTGTAGAGCAAGATATTAAAAGGTCTAAATGGGTTATACGTGCAAGCGATGAAATCAAAAGGTCTATGTCAAATGTCGGTCCTCGTATGGAAGAAGTTATGTTCTTTAGTGTAACACAATACGGAAACCCTAACATATTATACAATCACTTTTATGTAAGTATTAACGATGTTGTATCTAACGATAGTGTTGAGTTTGACTTTGTAACTCAAGATGAGTACACAACTGGAAAAATTAGTGTATATACTAATAGAAAGTTTGACATTTACAGCCACGAGATAAAAAATGACTAAGAAATTAAAGATACTTGATTGCGACATAATATATTTGTCGTATGATGAACCTAACGCAGAAAAGAATTATGCAGATTTGTGTAGTAAAATTCCTTGGGCCAAACGTGTACACGGTGTAAAAGGATCAGACGCAGCACATAAAGAGTGTGCCCGCATATCAGAAACAGAACGTTTTATTACAGTTGATGCTGACAATATTGTAAATGAAAAGTTCTTCGACCAAGAATTAAACTTCGAAGAACACACTGACTTGTCACACAGCGTAATTAGCTGGTGCGGGAAGAATGTTATCAATGGCCTTATGTACGGAAACGGTGGATTAAAGTGCTGGCCTAAAGATTATGTGCTAAAAATGCGTACACACGAAAACGCAGACCCTGATAACGTTCATGCACAAGTAGATTTTTGCTGGGATTTAAACTATATCCAGCAAAATAGTTGGTACAGCACAGTGCATAATAACGCAACCCCGCAACAAGCATGGCGAGCAGGTTTTCGTGAAGGTGTTAAAATGGCACTAGATCGCGGAGTTAAACCTACTAAAGAAGAATTTTTACGTGGACACTGGAAAAATTTACATAGACTATGGATATGGCTAATGACAGGTTCTGATGTAGAAAACGGACTATGGGCAATTTACGGTGCTCGAGAAGGCTTGTATAAAACTATGCTAACAGATTGGGATTATGTTCAAGTTCGAGACTTCGAATATCTCAACGATCTTTGGAATAATGAATACAGTAAAATTTCCGACAATATGCTCCCTCATGAAATTGAAGGTTTAGGACTAACTCTAATGCATGATTTGGAAATTCCTATTGCAGAACATCCACTAAATGCACAACAGAGTAAGTTTTTTAAAACAGTGTACCAAAATCCTAGTAGAAACCCTAATCAACAATTTATAATAGATCCAGAATGAATATAAATGATGCAAATTTAAAGCACGACGACAACAATAAAGTTGTAACTAGTGTTGACAACTTTAAACCTATGAAAGAACTGCTTGATAATACAGGCTGCGGGTTCTGTTTAGCAAAATGGTCGCAAGTAACTACGCACTTAGGCAGCGGAATTACGCATAGTTGTCATCACGTAGGCGCACACAAGATTCCGCTAGAAGAACTAGCAGAAAATCCAAGTGCTTTACACAATACAAAGGAAAAGAAGCAGCGTAGAAAAGAAATGCTCAACGGAGAACGTCCTGACGAGTGTGACTATTGCTGGCGTATTGAAGATAATACTAATAGTTATAGTGATCGTGTTCAGAAAAGCTTGCAAGATTGGAGTTTGATTGATCATGATAAAATTATTGCAAGCACTGGAGACGAAAATATAAATCCACGTTATATGGAAATTAGCTTTTCGAATGTATGCAACTTTAAGTGTTCTTATTGCGGTCCGCCGTTTAGTAGTAAGTGGGCTGAGGAAATACGCACAGAGGGCCCGTACAAGCTGCATATGACGCACTACAACGGCATTAAGGAACACGAAGTTCAAATACCTAACAGAGAATATAATCCTTATGTAGAAGCATTTTGGAAATGGTGGCCTGATCTAGTTAAGGATCTAATGGTATTTCGAATCACTGGCGGCGAACCGCTATTGAGTAAAGATACTTGGAAAGTTTTAGATTTCTTAGAAGAAAATCCTCAACCTCATTTACAGTTGTCTATTAATACAAATAGTTGTGTTGAAGAAAAGATTTATCAAAAGTTTGTGCATCAACTTAACAGACTGACAGAAAAAAACTGTGTTAGACTAATAGAAATACATACTAGTGCAGAGAGTTCAGGAATTCAGGCAGAGTATTCTAGAGACGGAATGGATTGGAATCTGTTTACAACTAATGTTGCGTATCTATTAGATAATGCAGAACACGTAAAACTTAACTTTATGAGCGCATTTAATATACTAAGCTTACCTACATTCGGTAGTTACATATACTACCTTAAGTCTCTTAAAGAAAAGTATTCTAACAATCGAGTAAAATGTGACTTTGCATTTGTAAGGCATCCCCATTTTCTAGATATTAAAATTGCTACAAAGGAACTAGTATTAAAATACCTCAAACCTGCACTAGAATTTGTGCAACAGCAAAAGTCTTTTAGTGATTGGGAAAAACAAAAGCTACTTAGAATTTATGAAGATTGCGAAAGTAGATTTGAAAAAGAACATGAAAATGTAAAACGCTTTAGATACCAGTTTTACCAGTTTATAACACAATATGATCAACGTAGAGGGAAAGACTTTCTTAAAACATTCCCTCAATATAAAACTTTTTTAAGGATGTGCAAAAACTCATATGTATGATATTATATTCATAAGTTACAACGAACCAAATGCAGATGAAAATTGGAAAAACTTAAAAACAAGATTTCCGAGAGCTCAACGAGTGCATGGAGTCAAAGGGATACATCAGGCGCACATTGCAGCAGCAGAAAAGTGTTTAACTAAAATGATGTGGGTAGTTGACGGAGATGCAGTTATTAAAGACGACTTTGATTTCTCTTATACAGTCACTAAATGGGACCTAGACACCGTACACGTATGGAGAAGTGAAAATCCTATTAATGGACTTGTTTACGGGTATGGAGGTGTAAAGTTATTTCCTAAAAACCTAACACTAAACATGGACACTAGTAAACCAGATATGACTACTAGCATAAGTGACAAATTTAAAGCTATGCCCGATGTTAGTAATATTACAGCATTTAATACAGATCCTTTTAATACGTGGAAAAGTGCATTTCGTGAATGTTGTAAATTAGGTTCTAAAGTTATTGACAGACAAAAAGACGACGAAACAAATAATCGTTTACACACTTGGTGTACTGTAGGCGGAAGTAAGCCCTTTGGCAAATATGCAATATCTGGAGCAAAATCAGGTTCTGCATACGGTGCTAGAAATCAAAAGGATGTAGAAGCGCTTAAAAAGATCAACGATTTTGACTGGTTAAAGGAACAATTTGATGGAAATACATGAAATACTAGATCGACTTGAAATCATTAATCCGGCAGATCAATTTTTTACAGATTTACGTAAAACTATACTTAATAATGACAAGTATGCATTATTTAGGCTAATACAATCTATTACAGATAGTCAATTGATAGAAGGCTTGCGAAAATATAAAGATGACACTAAATTCAATAGCGATTGTTTTAGTAGAGGACAATTACAGAGCAAACTTTGGTTAATTGAAGAACTGCAAAATCTTAATATAGATCTAGGAACGGTTTTTTTATGTGCAGGTTGGTACGGAACTCTTGCAACTATGCTTTTTGAAAGTAATATACCTGTGGATAAAATTAGAAGTTTTGACATCGACGATAGTTGCATCGATATTGCCAAAACTTTTAATAGACCGTGGGTTATAGACGAATGGAGATTTCAAGCATCTACTGAAGACATCCACAACATAAACTTTACCGAACATACTTATACTGTAACTAGAGCTGACGGAACGTCTGCAGAACTATTAGACAGGCCCGATACTATTATCAATACTAGTTGCGAGCATATTAAAAATTTTAAAGAATGGTATAATAAAATACCAAAAGGAAAACTAGTTGTATTGCAGAGCAATAACTATTATAGTATCGAAGATCACGTTAACTGCTCTGAAGATCTTGAAGAGTTTAGCAATTCAGTACCTATGAGTCTTATACTTTATGAAGGCGAGCTAGAATTAAACAAATACACAAGGTTTATGAAAATTGGACTTAGATAATTTAGACTTGCGACAGATGCAAAAAGAAAGTGCTAGGGCATTAAGTACAATGCAAGCAACTAATAATAACATATGGCAGTTTAATAGGCAAGCACATCATAACAGTCAAAACTGGTATAAAGCTGTAATAAACTGGTACGTTGAACAATACGGTGATTTGCCTAGTCGTACTGGACCTGGAAAAGATATAAAATTGGTAATGGATGACTAAATGGATTGGAATCAGATTCTCAAAAATAGAAAACAAACATTTGTATGGAAAGAAACAATTCCTGACAGAAGTACCATTGAAGCTATTATAAAAGAAGTACATGATTATTGTCCTAGCAAACAAAAACGTGTTCCTTATAAAATAGAACTATTAGATTGGTCCGATACCGAACGAAGGAATAATATATTTGCTCTTACTTGGTGTGCTGAAAACACAGTTTCTGATCGTCGAAATCCACAAGTGCTTGCACCGTATTTAATTACACTTTCGTTTAGAGACACAGGAAGTAACGAACACAATTTAAATTATCAACTTGAATTAGGTATGGTAGCGATGTTTATTACTTTAGCTGCTGCTAATTATGGATTAGATACTGGGTACTGCGGCTGCTACCACGGTGAAGATTTTGAATTAGCTATAGGAATAGGTTATGCTGCTGAGGATAGAAGCAAATACTATAATCCTATTTTAAAAAAATATGTTAATGCTCCTGGGGTGCCTTTACCTTCAGACGAAAGTAAGCCTAGAATTGAAGAGTATACAAATGTACAAATATGAAAATATAAAAACAGTTCACTTAGAAAATACACAGAACTGTCAAGCAAGTTGTCCGATGTGCGATCGTAATATGAATGGTGAAGGCGTAAACCCTCACATTGATTTAAGTGAGCTTACACTAGAAGATGCTAAAAGAATATTCGAGCCAGAGTTTATTGCACAGTTAGAAACTATGTACATGTGTGGTAACTTAGGTGATCCTATTGTAGCACGAGATACACTAGAAATATTCAAGTACTTCCGTGAACACAATCCTAACATGTGGCTGAGTATGAATACTAATGCAGGAGCAAGAGACGAAACATGGTGGACAGAGCTTGCACAAACATTCGGAAGAATGGGCGCTGTTATCTTTAGTGTAGATGGACTCAGCGATACTAATCATATCTATCGTCAAGGTGTAAACTGGGATAACGTTTATCGATCAATGAAAGCATTTATTGCAGCAGGCGGCAGAGCTCGTTGGGACTTTCTTGTATTTGAGCATAATCAGCATCAAGTAGAAGAGGCAGAAGAACTTGCAACTACAATGGGTTTTGAAAAGTTCGTTGCTAAAAAGACAGGGCGTTTTGTAACAGCAAAAACAGATAAAAAAGAATCACATCAAGCAGTAGATCGCAAAGGTAACGAAACTACTGAACTCAAGAAGCCTGATGCAAAGTATCAAAACAAAGCACTTTCTAAACAAGACATGCTTATTGAAAAATACGGCAGTATGGATGCATACTATGATGTAGTGCCTATTAACTGTAAAGTAAAAGATGCAGGCAACTTGTTTATTACAGCAGAAGGTTTAGCAATGCCATGCTGTTGGACTGCCGGGCGTATGTACAAATGGTGGCATAAGAATCCTAAAGTAGAACAAGTATGGGACTTTATCGATCGTGCTGGCGGCAAAGATGCTGTTAACGCTAAAAAGAACGGGCTACGTGCTGTATTCGAAACAGGCATATTTGACGACATTGAAGCAAGCTGGCAAACCAAAGGATGTTCAAACGGTAAACTTAAAGTATGCTCAATGAAATGCGGAGTCGAGTTTGATCCGTTCGGCGAGCAATTCAAATAAGTACTTGACAAACAACTAAAGCTATATTATAATTAAAACTATGAGCAAATACGATAAAATCTCCCCCACATTCTGTGCATTACCTTGGTTACATCTTTCAAGTCGTCCAGACGGCAAGATGCGTACATGTTGCACATCTAATGCAAGTAGTGTACAAGACCCTAACAGCACAATTAAACAAGGCGGCGGCGAAGTCGGCGTTATTAAGAATGATAAAGGCGAAAGTGTAAATTTCAATAATACTTCGTTAGAAGAAGCATGGAACAGTAGTTACATGCGCAATGTACGTAATATGATGCTACGGGGCGAGCAACCTGCAAGCTGTATCAAGTGTTACAAAGAAGAAGCAGCAGGACACTTATCTAAACGTAACTGGGAAACTGATTACTGGGGAAATAGATATAATCTAGAAGAACTAGTTGCAGAAACAGCAGAAGACGGAACTATTCCGCCTAAAATACGATACATCGACTTGCGAATGGGAAGTAAATGCCAGCTAGCATGTGTAATGTGTTCACCGCATGATAGTTCAGGTTGGATCAAAGAATGGCAACAAATTCATCCCAAGATTCAAAATGAACGATTAAAATCTAGTGCTAACTGGGATAACAAAGGATTAAGCAACGGAAGTTCTTACAACTGGCACAAAAACAATCCTCGCTTCTGGAACGATTTAATGGAGCAGATACCTCATATGTATCAGCTATATTTTGCAGGTGGCGAAGCACTTATTATTGACGAACATTACGAATTGCTCGAAGAATGTATTAAGCGTGGACATGCAAGTAAGATTGAATTGCGCTATAACTCTAATGCTGTAGAGTGGCGTGATGATTTATTCGAACTATGGTCACACTTCAAGCGTGTGCGTTTCCATTATTCGATAGATGCAGATAACGAACGCAACGATTATATTCGTTACCCTACTAAATGGGAACATCAAGAACGTGTTTTTCATATACTAGATAATACGCCTGATAATGTAGAAGTGACTACAGCTACTACTATTATGGCACTTAACATTGCATACATTCCAGAGTTTATCAAGTGGAAAGTACAGCAGAACTTTAAGAAAATTAACAAATGGCCGTTAGGAGCCGGCGGCATTAATATGCACTTTGCATACTGGCCACCGCAGTTAAATGTTAAAGTATTGCCTAAAGATACAAAAGAACAGATTGCTCAAAAGTATGAAGAGTTTTACGAATGGGTTGAAGAAAACTGGCAATTGTTTACAGGTGTAAAGGAAGCAGGCATTACAAAGGAAGAATTTTTAAATGCGTCTTACGGTATTAAACGCTATAAAGGTATCATTAATTTTATGAATGCAGAAGACTGGAGTGAGCGATTACCAGAAACTCGCGAATGGATACAACGTGTAAACGAACAACGTGGCTGGGAAGATCGGTTCTTTGAAGCATTTCCGATATTTAAGGATATTATGTAATGTATTGTAGCGCACCGTGGACAACTGTACAAATTAAGAATGACGGCCAGTTTAGTTATTGTTGTATGAGTCGAGACCCTATGGGTAAAAGCTTAAACGACGAAGCGTTAGTTGCCGGCAGAGAAAAAATGATTAACGGTGAAATTTTACCGGTATGTCAGACTAAGTGCTTTGATAACGAAAAATTATTTAGTAGCCAACGACAAGACCTCAATAGACGTTATCCGCTCAAACATAATATTTCGCCAGAAGCAAATCCTGAACATATAGAATACATTGATTTACGTATGGGAAATATCTGTAACTACATGTGCTTAATGTGTGGAGATAGAGACAGTCATCTTTGGGGTAAAGCAAATAAAAAAGAAAATCCGTATATTAGTTGGGCTAAAGATCCAGATCAATACAACCGTATCATGGATTTTATTGCAAGCTGTAAAAACTTGAAATGCATTAGTCTTGCTGGCGGAGAACCTTTCTATAATAAAACTCAGCTGTTTGATGTGATTGACAGACTTGACAGGAATATTGAATTAAAATTTATTACAAACATGAGTTTTTGTGATGATGAAATTATTAGTAAGTTAAATGAATTTAAAAGTGGCAGACTTCATTGCAGTATAGACGGTGTAGGACGATTTGCAGAGACGCAAAGATTAAGAAGCGACTGGAACATAGTTAATGAAAACACACTTAAATTTGCCCGAGAGCTACATAAGGGATGGACTATGATGTTAGTTCCTACATTTACTGTATTAAACACATACGGTCTTGAAGAATTTGTTGATTGGATTTTTAACAGTTATCGTCAAACAAGATCTTCAGCTCATTTTAGTTACACTATATGTACTCAACCAGAGCATATGACCCTTTATAACATTCCTCTCGCAACTCGCAAACAAATTGTTGAAAATATAAGGAATAAAGGATACGAACATCCTACGCTTCCGAGGTTGTTAGCAGCTATTGAAAAAGACATAACGCCCAAAGACGAAACATTAAAAAAACTAGACAATTATTTAAGTTACGTAAAACACTCAACTGAGCTCGATGTCTTACAACATATACCTGAAGTAGGAGAAGTAATTGGAAAATCAGAACTCCAAAAATGGACAAAGTAACATATTATGTGCGTTACCTTTTGTTCATCCGTTTTTTGATGTTAGAGGATACTATTTTCCATGCTGTAACGCAGTAAATCTGACTGACCAAACAAAACACGTAAGTGAACTAACTGCTGAGGAATGGTTTTACAGCGATACTATGAATACATTACGTGCTGATATGATTAACGGTGTTCGAAATGAACTGTGTACTCACTGTTGGAAAAAAGATGATATAGGAATTTCTAGTCCAAGAATAGCTGCAAACGAATACTGGAAAAACAAATACGATCATAACAATCCGGTACCAAAGTTTTTTGATTTAAAACCTAGCAATCACTGCAACTTAGCGTGTATATTTTGTACAGCAAGTAGTAGCGATAAAATAGTTAAGATAACAGAATCTTTGGCTCCAGACGATAAACCAAGCCGTTGGGAAGGGGCTGTCAAAACTTTAAAACAACGTGAAAAAGATTTCGGGATAAGTTTTGATCCTACAGTTGTTGATTATATTAAACGAAATATAAAAGATTTAGAGCTACTTAAATTTACTGGTGGCGAGCCCTTCCTTAGTAAAGACGTATTAGAGATATTGACACTTGTAAGTGATTTAAAGCCAGAAGTTGAAATTAAAATTACAACTAACGGAACTGTAATTACTAAAGAATTTTATCCTATACTTAAAAAAATGAAAAAGACCAGCATTAAGTTTAGCATAGACGCAGTTGACGATTTGTATTCTTATATTAGATTTCCTAGTAAATGGCCTCAATTTCAAAAACGAATTGAAAACAATATGAAACATTTACCAGATGTTAATTTTAACGTTAATTGTCTAATTACTAATATGAATCTTGAACAGATTCCGAAGATAAGAGACTGGTATAAAGATTTAGAAAGCAAATATAGTAATCTGAAATTTATTATTATAGATCCAAATTTAAATCCTATAGATAATGAAAGTAGTTTGTATATGATGGACCCAGAAGTTCTTTTACAAATTAAAGAAAAGTTAAAAGAAGAAACCCAAGATTGGGATATGTCTTGTCATACAGATTCTCAAATTTCTAACGTATACAAAAAAATAGACGATGCTGTGAAAAATAATTTATTTGCTATAAAGGAAAAACATTATTCTAAGATTTGTCGTCTTGAATTCATACGTCAGAATAAAATTAGAAATACGAATATATCTAGTGTTGTAGAACCTATTACAAAGACATTCTTTGAACAACTAGAATTAGGAAAATACGATTAATGAAAACAATTGCAGTATTTGGGTGTAGTTTTACAGCAGGACATGGCGGAACAAAAAGGCGTTGGGTGAACTGGCCTGCAGAAATGGCTCTGCATACGAACGATGAATATAAGATTGTAAACTGTGCTCGAGGTGGCACGAGTATGCTATATTCTTTACATATGCTAGACACATATCTTAAAAATTTCCCAAAGCCTGATTTAGTACTATTTCAGTTTACTACTGATGCTAGAGTTTCTTGGATTTCTGATCATTACGG